TGGATTGATAGTGATATTGTATTTGACACGAATAAGTTTTGGCAACTTTGTGACATGGCAATTAATGCTGAAGGTGAAGAGAAAGAGATTGTTGCAGGATGGTATGCAACAGAGGATGGACAAACTACTTCAGTTGCACATTGGTTAGAGGAAGATGAGTTCCGTAATAACGGTGGAGTAATGAACCACGAAACAGTGGAATCCATCAGTAAGCGGCGTAAGCCTTTCACTGTAGACTACACAGGTTTTGGATGGGTGCTCATTAAGAAGGGTGTCTTTGAGAATCTTGAATATCCTTGGTTTGCTCCTAAGATGCAAGTCTTTGAGTCTGGTCAGGTACAAGATATGTGTGGCGAAGATGTGTCGTTCTGTCTCGATGCAAAGGAAGAAGGATTTGAAATCTGGTGTGACCCTCGTATCAGAGTTGGTCACGAAAAAACTCGCGTTATTTAAGAGGTACTGAATTATGATGATGAAAGGCGGCACTT